TCGGAAATTAGCATAACACCAGTGCCATGATCTGGGTCTGTAATTCTCATTACAGCCTTTTCATTAGCGCCACCAGATGCTTCCTGTCCCAAGACGATGAGGTCATCTACTTGGAATTTGTAAGATTCTGTGGCACCCACGGTGATGCTAACAGGTGTTGCACCAGAGGTACTGTTAAGTACCGATACGGTTGAACGAGGGAGCAATAGCTCTTCGTCCATCCATTTGAACTCTTGTTGGTCAACGCTGGAGCTTGAAAGAAGTTGCCTTCCATCAGTTCCAATACCGTTGATAAACGGAGAGTCTGTTGGTGAAATCATGTAAATGAGTTCATCCATGTTGATCTTAACGCCAACGGCAAGATCATATGAGGTTACTTTACCTCCATAGCCAACTATAGCCATGTTGATTCACACTCCTTTATTTAATAGTGGATTTACGTTTTTCTTTATCCCGCAACATCCCCTCATACTTGGAGCGATTATCAGTAAATTCTTTAATAGGTATGGTCGAACCGTCAGCCTTGCGGTATGGGACAAAAGACCCATCTGCCCTATGCTCACCGGCTTTTCCTTTCTCCCAATTAGGCTGTGCCTTTCTTGGAGGAACCTTATTACCAGTTCTGTTCGGAGTAGCATCAGCTGTTAAAGCTGGTGACTGAAGAATCCGCTTCGCGGAATCCTTGCCACAATGTGGGCAAACCTTTACAGGTTCGTCCTTCATGCTTTGTACTAACTCCCAAAGTACCGGAGGAGTACACACCTTGCATTCATAAACATAAGTAGGCATTTAACGTCAGCCAAGTACTCGTTCATCACCTTGACCTGCCGCTTCAAGAACAGTGTGTACAAAAGCCGCCGCCGATTCATCTTTCGGACGACCTGCATTGTACGCTTCCTGAAACTTCTCAAAGCCTTGGTCATAAGGACTCTGTGTATTTGACTCTACTGAAACACTACTATCTGCTAGTGCCTGTCGTTCTTCTGCTACTTGTGTATCAGTAGCATCTGTAGTTACAGGTTCCGTTTCCGGTTGTGTCTCCACTACTGGATTGGGATTCAATTCTTGCCATTCAGCTTGTATGGATTCTGTATCCAGTTCTCCATCATAAGCCTTAAACAACAACTGACCAGCTTTTGTGTCAGTATCAACACCAGCTTTCATAAACGCCATTTCTCGTTTCATCTCCTCAAGTTCTTGAGAAGCTTGACGACCACGTTCTGCGGCATCTCGTAATTCCTTGATACCACTGGTTTCATCTGCCATATCTATCACTCCTTTACTGTCGCACATAGTCGGAGGAACTATGCGGGGTGTGACTAACTCGTATCCCCAGTCGTCACTATCTGGTTCAACCTCCACTACATACTCATTAAGGGCGTGGGTGATCCTAATGGTTGTGGCACACGATGGGCCGAGCTAACGGCTCGCCAACGGCCAATAAGATTATTATAGCGGAATATCAGTCCGCATCAAGGAATATGCACTCTCCGGGACATTCTTCTGCCGCTTCAATAACCACTTCTAACAGGTGGTCAGGTACTTTAACTGACTCTCCCATACGGTGAGTGGGTTCTTTAGGTACAGGAGTGCCTACTTCTCTTACATAAAATAAGCCGTCATCATGCCCAAAGAATACATCGGGTGCTATCTCTTCGCATAACCCATCACCTGTACATAAGTCTTGGTCGATCCAAACTTTTGGCATCAGCCGGGATGACTAGAAAGGAATGCTTCATATGCTTCCTCACTATCTAGAACTATTGTGGTGTAAGAATACTTAGAGCCATCATCACCCTTACCTAAAGTAACAGTGATCGTTCCGATTAAAGTACCTATAGCAACCAATAAGGCTGTTATCGCAGTAATGAGCTTAACAGTCTTATTCATTTTCTTCGTAGAAGTCTCTACCCCAGTTCTTACTTTGGATAGCTTCTTCAGCTAGATATATACGATCCCAGATCGTACTAAATTCTGAAGGAACCCAAGCCATAGAAGCAATGATCTCTTTCATTTCATCGACATCATCTCTGATTATTTCTACATCAGCCGCCATAGCGCTTGTAATGTGAGCAGGAGTAAAACGGCTAAGGTCATCGATCCTAGCGCTCCGCAGATCATCAAGACCGTCAGCATTTTCCATGACCCCTTGAGATATTTCATCAAGTTTTGCCAGAACTGTACTGTCTGTCCCAGTGTTTCCTTCAATTACCTGCACCTGTTTTTCCAAATCATCTATCCTGCCAGCAATACTAGCCGCATTCCATACGACGACTCCACTGGTGATAGCCACGGACATGATAAGTCCGAGGGTTATCCTAGATACTTTGACTTGTTTAAGGTCGGTAACGTCAGTCATTAGCTGGCGGCTGAAGCCGATCCATCACCAAACTGCTTGGCAACAACGCTCTTAACAAGGCTGAGAACAGCAGTAGCTCCTGCAAGTCCAGCCGCTTTCATGCTTCCCATGTCACCAATGGTGAACACAGCAAGGAATGACTGCGCGAATGTGGCAATCACTCTCTCTAGTACGTCTCTGTTAAACATTATTTACGTTTACCTTTCTTTACCTTTTTATATGGTACTTTCTTAGCTTTCCCTTTGGAAGAGCTTGTTTGATATTTAGGCATTAGCGCTCCCAAATCCTGTTACTGTGCCACTCACTATAGCACCACCTCCACCAGCGAATTCTGCTCGCCTTTCCTCTTCCCTTCGTTGAACTGATTCACTATCATCCAATCCGAATACCTGTTCGATACCTTCTTGTTCAATACTAAGATCCTCTTCACCTATTTTTTCAGCGAAAAGAGCTGACTTAGTTTGAAGATTATCTAACTTCGCCCATATTTCTCTTTGAGTTAAACCTTGATCGGCTATTGCTCTAGCTGATTCTTCTCTCATATCCATAGAAGTATCTAAATTTAAACGCATCCTAGCCCAGCCCCCTACTTCAGCTGTAGCTACTTCGTCTTGTATCTCTTGCCAACTTCCACCCCATTCATCATTAGGATCAAGGAAAGTTTTCATTAGGTTTGACATGCCAACATCTTCACCGAACCATTCGTAATACATATCAGTTACTTCAGTTGGGACATTACCAAGAATCCTCATAGCACTATTTAAACGGTTCTCTACTTCAACTTCTCCAACTGTATTAACAAGCAAACTTGTGATTAGCCCATCAAAATTAAGAGATTGACCTTCAATATTATATTTAGTTAAAAGTTTCTTAACATTAGTTTCAAAGTTTATATAATCTGACGGAGACACAGGAGTAACTTCAGCACTCCGCATCGCATCAATAGCTGGGAACCTTTGTTTAAACGCATCAGTCTGCTGTACGTCTAACGTAATATTAGCTAAATCATATGTGGGATCTAAAACTTTTTCCTGCGCCCAACCCCATAGTTCATCTGCCATATCTAAAGGTATGCCTATAGCGCTTAAAGCTGTAGTGAAATCTCCTTTACTTGTTCCTGTGCCTGCACCACCAAAACCTTCAGAACCAACTCTGCCAGCAGGAGTAAGACCACCGCCTGCACCACCAGCACCTGTTTGCTGATACATGTTGCCACCGCTACCAAGCATATAACTATCCCAAGCCATGCTTTCTTCACCACGAAGATAAGATTCATACAAACCTTGTGATTCCATCCAATCTTTGAACCCCATACCTGTAGGAGAATGTCGCCGACTATCGCCACCTTGCATTTCATACTCATTTGAAAGATCAACGCCGTAAACATTCGCGTCAGACATACGACTTATTTGACCTTCTCTTTGTTCCCCTACAGCTTGAGCTTGTTCATGGGTCATCATGCCTTCTTCAACCGCAATGCTGTTATACCAAGGGCTTCGCCCTGCCTTTACGTTAGCGTCCTGTCTCCAACCCCAATCCGGGTGATCTTGTTGTGAATCATATAATAAATCGCTCATAAACTAACCGCCCCTAGTAGCTCTAAAATAGTTCGATCAGATTGCCCCTGCTTCCTCTTATACTCTGCTGTTCTCGCATATTGAGGAGTAGGCGTTTTACCATCAGCTGAACGAGCAAGCCTGCCTGCCGCTATTGGATCCAACATTTTTGTTGTTCCATCTTCAGCTTGATAAGTCATGTTGGACTGGAACCAAGGGTCGCTAATGTGCAAGTTGTCAGCATTAGGTAGCCCCCAAGCATCAGCAACAGCAGTTCTAGTGTTCAAAAATCTTGCATCTAATGTGGAACCGCTTGATTCTATACGATCCCATTCATCCTCAGATAGCCAAGGGTTAGCCACACGAGCATCAGCATAAATTCCTGCTCTTGCTTGAGTTGCGTCTTTAGTCCCCGACCATAAATCTGCCGCTAATCTTTCAGCTTCAGTAGCAGACAAAGTTATACCATTACCTAACGCTAGTTGAACTAGATCATCCGCTTGCTCTGTGATGCTTCCTGTGCCTAATTCTTTTTGATCTTCAGGTATCCAACCATAAGTGAAGTTGTGCTTAACCTCAGCGTCACCCCAACCGTCTACAGCTGACCTTAAACTAGCTTCTCCAAGAAGTTCGAGAGTGTCCCTAGAAACGTTACGGTACCCAGCGCCTTCAAGTATCCCCTTTAATCTTTCAGCTTCTTCTTTAATAAGAGCGTTATAAGTTTCAGGATCGGTGTGTTGCAACATATCCATGTTGCGGTTCGGTTCATGTTGCCCTTCACCAGTCCACCAAGCTGTATCGCGAATACCAGCTAGAAAGATTTCTTTAAGAATCGACATATCCGCGATCGCATATGTCTCATCTTCTATTTTTTGAACAAACGAATCTACATAAGATTTAAGTTCAGGGATCTGATAAGCCCAATGATGCCCCATCCAAGCATCTAAATTGTTAGGCAGTCCCTCTTCGTCACTCATCGACAACACCACCTTTTCTGGAAGGACCAGCTCTTTCAGGTACTGATTCAGGTGTCATTTCTTTCAGTCTGTCTGATACACTATCTTCCATAAGCACACTCCATAACCAACTTCTTATACCAACAGGATCAGACTTAAGCAACTTCACATCATATTCAAGACCATCACTTGCCATACTGCCTAATTCTTTAATACCATCCCATAATTTTATACCAAACCTACGAGCATTTCTTTCAGCCCACTCCGGTCCGTTCGGATAATCAAACATAATAGAATTACCAGCAGGCAAATTAGCACGACGTAAACTATTAGCCAGCTTAGTTTCTCCCTTACCTTCAAGATTCCTTATCCATTCTTCAGCAAATTGAGGTTCTACCCTCCCCACAACAGGACGCACATGACCCTTACTACTATCTATAAAAGCTTCAGCACTCCTACCAATACGAGCATGTAACCCTAAATTATATTTATCTTTAATTTCCTCTACAGTCATATCACCCACATTAGACGGATCCAAAACATTATCTAAATCAACAGTCTCAGGATGCAAACGCCCTTCATCACCCGAAAGCCCATGTCCCTCTCTAAGCATCTCCGAATAACGCATACCAGCATTTTTACCTTCTTGACTGGCGGATGGAAGTCCTTCTGTCCGCCAGTTACCTACTGCATACATATTAAATGTATCCATTGTTTTATGACCGTCGAAATGCTCCCAATTAGGAGTTGTTCTAGGTTTACTATAAGAATGGTGCATAGCTACAGCGAATGCCGCTTTAGAATTAAGAACTGGATCATACAAATCTTCTACAGAGTTGATACCTTCAATATTATCTATTGCCCATTGCTTATTAACTCCTGAAATCTGCCATAAACCATACGCACCACCACTATCATTCTTAGTCCACTTAGCAGGGTCACCGTTTGATTCAGCTAAAGCAATACCAGTAGCAGTCTGAGCTTCTTCAAAAGAAAACCCTGCATCCATAGCAAGCTGTAAAATTTCGTCAGAGTGGAGATTGCCTTCTTCTGGTGTGTAGCTCATAATGCTTTGCCCCCCTTATCACGCACAGGCATACTAACTCTAGGCATCGTACTACCCCAAAGAACTGCGTTAGCTGAACTGATACCGCGAGAGCTGTAATCTTGCAGAAGATCCAATCTACCTTCTAAGGTTGTCATCAACTCGTCATAATCTGTAGTGTCAGCTGAACGCGCCGCTGACAAGCCTGCATCTGCTCTCTGGAAAATGTCATCAGCGGTGAACCCATTATTTCTTGAGTGTTCAAAACCTATAGTGTTTGCGTATCTAGCCAACCCTGATCGAATCTCAGTCCTTGTAGAGTTTGTAATATCACCATCAAGCATCATTAAGAAATTTGATATAGCCACATCTTTCCCGATTGAACCAGAACGACCTTCCATAAGGTCAGCCGCGTGTTGCTGTCTTTCTTTATCTGTTAAAGCACCGACCTTATTGGCATAGTTCATAAAATCTGAATTGTTATGTCCGAACCGTATATTGCTACCCCAATCAGAATCATCGTTATAAAAAGATTTTAGAATCTCTCCAGCCATCGCAACCTCATCAGGATTACCGCCCATACCCCAAGCCATGTTTCTTTCCTCGGCGGTCATATCACTCAACACTTGATCTATGTTCTTGTTTATTTCTTCTTCAGGCATGTTCATCATAGGAACGAGTCTCTTAGCAAATTTTGCTTTAGCATGATTAGCGAACCTGTTAGACGCATCTACTCTGAACTGTCCTTCTGGGTCCATGTCAGATGTAGCCATCCTTTGGATAACTCCTTCGTTCTGCATCTCTTTCCAAAGGCTTTTAACATCAGGTTCTATACCCAAGCGTCGGGCTTCATCAACATTTTGAACAATATCCCATTGCACTGCTTTGAATGCTTCTATCGTCTGATCGTCAACATGACCCCACATATCAGGAGCAGGTAACTGACCTATAGTGTCATCCATATAACCCATCGCATACATCGTTTGCTGGAATGACGCTATTACAGAAGAACCAGTTGAACCACCTTCGTTAGTCCGATGGAACAAATCTTTAAGATAAGAAGCCGCGTGTACTGGTCCGACTTTAACCCCATACTCCCCTGAGAAAAGATCCTCAAGCGAAGTTACTTGCCCAAAACTGGAAGTGTCATACGCTTCATCAAAGCCAGTAATCATACCGCCTTCATTGTTCGTAATCATATATGGGTTCGCTCTTGTGTGTTCCGTAATATAATTTTCAATCACTTGATCTCTAGCACCTGAAAGAACCTTGCTTGTTATCTCCTTGCCGAATTCTTTCTCCATGTATTCAATAATGTTTTGTTGTTGGGTTTGCGAATGTGGACCTGCTGGTTCCATACCCAAATAATCCATAGATTGCACTGGGTAACCACTTAAAATATCGTCCCACATTGCTTCTTCATCATTACCCAACATTGATATGTCAGCTAAAACCTCTATATCCATATCTGAACTATGAATAAAATCGTCAAATCTTCGGTGCGCTTCATCAAGTAACTGTTCATGCAATCCGGGAATGTTATGCCACTCCTCTCGCATAAAATCACCTAATCTAGTCCGACCCTCACCAGCTGTTACGTTTATAACATTCAAGTTGTCCTGATCGTTAGCTAGATACTGTTCCAACGTATTGAAATCTTGTGGCGTTGCACCCATTACATGAGGTTGTTCTAATACGACACGCATAAACTTGTCGTTAGCAGAATTTACAGTGTGACCTTCCCAAGCTAGTTTTTTAATAATCTCTTGGCTTTCAGACGTACCGTATGTCAGAGAACCATCATCCCCTATACCACCTCCCATTCCATAAGTAGGCGAATCAGAGCCACCAGATTCATCGTCATCTCTCATCACATCACTTCCGGGTAATCCGGGAGTTCGTCTGTTCATGTACTCTAAATAACCAGCGCCAACCATTCCAGTTCCAGCCATAAGTTCCTTGACGTACTTACCAGAAGTGGTGTTAAACGCTTCCATCTTTGCACCTAAAGGCGCACCGTATTTAGACATGTAACTGTCCCTCATACCAGTACCAGCATTCCATTTCGGAACTGCATTTACTGGACCTGTCGGTCTAAGCCCTCCTGTTTGCTGTGGAAGACTTGCTGTTCGTCCAGCACCGGCAGTAGTTCGACCTCGTGGTATATTACCTGCTAAATGTGAAACATTCTTTGGGTCGCTAGATTTTAACCCACCCATTGAAGTGTTGTATAAAACCTTTCTTGGTAAAATTTTTTCACCTTTAGCTACTTTAGGAGCGAGTTTACCAATAAGCCCTTTCGCCCCTTTAAATAACCACTTTGCTTTACCTATTGGTGCGAACATAAAAGCCATCTCAGCCATAAGGCGAGCATCTGACATTTCATCTATTTCAGGATCACCCAGCTGATTGTGTACTGCTTCAAGTAAAGCAGGATCGAGATTCTCTATGTATTCAAGAGTCTCTTCTTCAGACATATCAGAGAAATCCATGACATCGCCGGTAATAGCCTGAAGAATCATCTGTACTTCTTCAATCCACTCGTTCATACTTTTATCAATCCATTCTCAAATTTTGCAACAAAATTCTCTCCCAACAATGGAAGCACTAAACTATAATATATTTCATTTAGCCACGGCTTACCACGAACAAAGTCACGGAGGGTCAAATAAACCATTACTTTAATATTGTTCCTTAATTCACTAGCTTCACCAGTTGTTTGCCCTTTTAGCTTAAATAAGTCCTTTTCCATTTGAGTAGCTAGTCCCATAACTGCAAGCAAATCTGCTTTATATGGCCCTTCAGGTACTTTGTCAGGGTTATTAACAAGCAATTCTATCTCTTTCATAGATGCTTCACGTTTATCCCTTGACCTACCACCTTGATACTCTTTAGCAAACACTGGGTTGCTGGTCATAAATTGTAAATTATCTGCATCCCATTGCCTATCAAGCCCCGAAGTGTCCTGTTTATTAGCTAATAATGCGTACTTCTTTTCAAGATAATCTGTTTTCATTTTCTGATATTGAGGCATCGCAGACTTGTAATACACCTCATTCAAATACTCTACAGGTGTCTGCAATTCTAAAAGACCATGCGCTACCAGTCTTGCTTTAGCGTCTGCTTCGTAATCGTCGTCGTCAGAATCAAAACCGCGATCCATAAAGAAAGCCGCAGTATTAGGGAAGTTGTTAATAAACGGATTATTGTCAACGATCCAATCGTTAGCTTGTTCTGTCGTTTCCAAAACAGCTACCGTTCCTTTTTTATGTGTACCTACCATGAATGGTGTGTGTTTAAACGGATCAAACTCGCCTTCTTCAGCGATGATCTTCTCCATCCACATTCCGTAGGCTTCCTCCCAAGGAACACCATTGCCGACTAGCTCCCATAAATCTTGGTTTCTTTCAAACGATTCATTGTTCATAAGATCATGTAACCGTGCTGTAGCGGGGCCAGCCCACCATGTCATTGTTTGTAGAAGCGAATACTGTCTACCCATTTGCGCTACTTTGGCCATGAATCTTTCCATGAAAACTTCAGGGTTAGGTTGAGACGCTATCTCTTCAGGCGTTGGAAGCTGACCATGTAACCCTAGATACTTGATGACTTCCATTTGAGCTTTGATTTTACCTTTAGATTCAAAACCAAATCCATCCATTATTGCAGAAACAGGTCGTGCAATAACTTGTGGAACTACTGCACTCCAAACTACTTCTCCACGATTCTCAGGGGTGAACCTACCACCTGAAAGGTTGTTCTCAAAAGTCTTTCTGATAGTCGAATCAATATTAGCGACTAGATTTATAGGGATTGAAAGTAAAGGACCAAAGCCCATCTGACCCATTCTGTCTAAATCATAACCCGGAATTACATGAAGGCTTGAAGCTAGATTTGGTTTAGCTACACTACCTAAATTTCCTCCAAAGATCCTGTTCACAATAGGCGTTCTGTCTGCTAGTTCCATTACGAAACCTACTGTGGCACCTGATCCCGGAATTACAAGAATGTCATTTCCGTGTTGGTCTTTTTGAACGATACCCATATCACGTAACGCTCCTGTGAAAAGATTCAGATTTCGTAACATTAATGGGTTATGTGCTAACCCTCGTGCGAATCTTCTAAGGAACGTGTCTTCAGCAAACCAGAATGGTACAGCTGTATTAACCATTGTTTGGAAGTTCGATCTGATTCTATGGTCATCAATGAATGAACTTGTTAGAGTCATAGCTCTTTGAAGACCAGCATCTCTCCATAGTTCAAGTTGCTTCTCTAAACCTGTGTTGTAAGAAAAGAAATCATCTAATAGTTTTGCATCGACTTTAGTATTTGAACTCGCCATCACATACAATTCTTCAAAGAACTCTGTTATTTGCGGTGATAATGCTAGAGGTGCAGTTTCTTCTGTGCCGTTTAATATCACATCTAAATGCTTTTCGACACCTTTTTTGTTTCTGTTTTCTATAGCGTAGAAAAGGCCAGTAACCGGATCGTCCGCATCTGGTACTCGGCTTAAAGCGTTTTGCTTTACAAAATCTTCCCAACCGTTAATAACCAACTGTTTATTATCATTAACGCTAGATGTTTTACCTAAGCGAGTGTTAAGTGTTTTGAATCTGTCAGGAGCATGGAAGTATGCTTGCCTGAAACCTTCTGTTTGTTTCATGCCTGTTGTTAGATACTCATGGAACAATGGTTCCCTGACCATCGCACCTAACATTGGGTGGACTACCCCATCAAAGAATCCTCTAAAGAGTTTCAAATAGAATGCGCTTTGGTCTTCTGCTTCAGCAGGAGCGAAACCTACTAATTCTTGCGGAGCGCTATTCCACCATCCGTCACTATCAGCATTCGCTTGCATACGACCTGCATCAACAGGAGCGTCATTAATTACTTCATTAACCCACGGATGAAAACTTTTAAGTGGAGTAGTAGTGCCTCCCCTTCTACTTTGGTTTGTGTAAGTATGTAAAAGGTTATCTATAACAAGTTGTCCAGTTTCCGAAATTGCATTATGAATTGTTGGACCACTAAATATTTGTTCTTCAAGATCCCATTCATCAGGTTTATACCATGCAAGCTCTGTTGAGTTATTAGGATCTATAATCGCATTAGGTCGTAATCCGTCTTTGTGTCTAGCTATTATCTTTTTGCTTACTTGATATTCGCCATTAGTTGACATTGGCACAGGTGTAAGACCCTCAAATGGACTTAAACGATGTGCGCCTATACCAAATACTGTTTCCCCTCTTAACCCGCTTTCTCCCATTTGTGCAGAAGTAACAGCACCACGCCCATCACTAGCAAAACCGTAAACATGGTTCATCGTGCCTATGTCACCAAACGAAGCGTTGCTTTCTGTAGAAGTTAAACCACCACGTTCAAGATCCCAGTCAGGAGTTTGAGCATTTCTTTCTCTTTCTCTTCTGTAATATCCGGGTTGGTTAAAGAACTCATCACCATGAAGATCTTTCGTTCCTATCCTTGGGAGTCCTATCTGTTCAACAGGGACACCTTTCATTTCTGCGATTGTTTCTACAACACTTTCAGCTATAGCTTTAGCAACCATTGGATCTGTAGAAGCTGTAACTAATGGGAAATGCCCTGCATCAGCCCATTGTTCAGCTAATTTCATATAAGTAATACCGCTATTACGAGCGCCTTTTATACTCACAGCTGGATTTAATAATTGTGTAGTAGCAACCACTCCTGTGCTTTGTCTCTTAGGACCAGTACCACCTATTTCATCTAACTTGCGTGTAAGTGTCTCTTGAAATATTTGATGGAATTTATTAGTAGCCCCTACTAATTCAGGGTCAGCTATCATTAAAGATGTCAAATCTTCTGCCACAGAGGTTGGCACCATAGGTACAAAACCTCTTACTACTGAATCTGGTATCGCATGAGATATGTAAGGAGCCGCTGGATCAGTAGAAATATTTGAGCGAACTGCACTTGTATGCGCTTGCTGACCTTCCGGTGTAGTATGCGCCCCAACGTATGCTTTGTGCATCGCATCTCTCAAAGCCTCTTCTGAATAATGCAATTTGCTTATGTTTTTGTATCTTCCCGGATTCCCAAACAACCAATGTGCTATTTGTGTGCTTTGATTTCCGCGTGGAATACCATCAGTCATATTAGGTATAGGGATACCAAGCTCAGAGAAGGTAAGCATGTTAGCTTGGTTGGCTCGTGCTACCGCTTCAACATTATCCGCGGGGTTTGTAGCGTAACCGTATCTTAAGCGTGACATTTGTGTTTCCCAAACATAAGCCATTAAAGCAAATTGGTCAGTTAATGGTGTATCCAAATCAATTACAGCATCTATACCACGAGTGTCTGCATAGAGGTTTACTAACTCAACAAACCTTTCAGCATCACTAAGCTGAGAAGGAACTATGTTTCTTGTCGCAAGCATTGTCACAAACTCATCAGCATTAAACCAACCGAATTGCTTCAAAGAATCAAAAGCTGTTCCTGTAAAGCTACGGTTCTCATATGCTTCTTCTATAGCCCTAAGATCAATACTGAACGAGCCGTCAGAATGTGAAAGAGACGCTAAATTGCCTTGCGGATTAGAAAAAGCTTCTACTGTTACACCCCTGATAGGAGATGGGAAAGAAATCAACGGATGATCCGTAGAACCTTGCACACTGCTCTTAAGTTCTTCAAGCAACTCAGGGAATTTACCTGCCCAAAATGTGTCTTTAACAGGATGAGTAATCTGCCCTGATGCTAATAGTTCTTCTCTGAATGTAGGAGACTGATCGAATTTAGATTGAAGAATCTCTCTCATTAATTCTGTATTCGTATCAGTATCAGGCGCTAATTTGCGTCCTTTAGATTTAGCCGCCGCACCTGTTAGGTTTTCAAATCCGGGTACATACTCTCCTGTTTTCCAAGCTTGATACGCGCCTTCTGCTGTTGAAAATGCTACACCTCTAAAAACAAATTCTTCTTGGTGGAAGTTGCTTAAGACAGTGTTTAAACCTTTTTTGTAATGAACTTCTGTTACAAGAGGCGCTTCAGTAACTAATTTTTCTGCATCGTCTACCCTCGCTAAACGTGCCTGCGAAATCATCGCAGGATTACTACGCCTAAAAGTAATATTGATACGCGGTCCAAGCCTTTCATGCGACAAACCGCGAGTAACTCGATGCTCCCAATTTTGTTGAGTGCCTTCACGCATCAAGAAAATGTCACCGTCCTCTAACGGCATATCTATATGATGTTCACTTCTATCAGTTCTATAACCGTATTCTTTACCATCTTCTCGCCATCTTGGTCTGAATTGGAAGTTTCTTGTTTCACCAAAATTAACCGACGCAATAATCTCTTCAGGAGTCTGATCGGGAAGTTTGTCGAAATGCCAACCAAGGTCAACTGAACCCGAATCGTACCTTTGGATAATAGCTATATCGAATTTGTAACCTGTTTCTTCTTCAACCCTTTTAAGTATTTTTGCGATCGCAGGAGGCCAACCAGCTTGAGTATCAGATTCTATCCAATCACCCGCCATTGGTCTTTCGTCGCTTAACTTAGCTCCGGGTTTTGATTTACCGTCATCAATAAGATTGAATCTTTTACCTGTGTAACCATATGATTCTCCGACTTCACCAACAACAATTATTTTTGGACCTGTTGCCTTGTTCTGTTTATAATGAGCGTCCCACCAAAAATCTGATAACTCGTCTAGAAGTTCATCTATAGTAAACTCGCCTCTTAAAGCCGCTGGGTAAGAATCAATGTTCGCTCCACCTGCTTCTAACTGACGGTGGTTAGCTGATTTCTGTGGTTGAGCTTTAAGAGCTATCCCAGTTTCAGGGTTAACCATTTCAAAAAGTATCTGTGTGTGTCCTTCGCCATAAGGTCCACCTCTGTACCCATATACTTTCGCTGGAATGGTTTGATCGACAGCTCTACCTGCACTGGCGCTTGCTTCTGCCTGTTCTATCTGACTATATGGATCTTCACCAGTTGTTTTCCAATTTTCGGCGGCGGCTTTAGGGCTGTAACCTTCAGGCAACGCCCATTCTTCAGGAGTTAAAGTATCTGTTTTACGAACTTCTGTGACACGAACATAAATAGGTTCTGACGGCACTCCATGTTTTGTTTTAGTGAACTTTAAATAGTCGCCAACTTTCACACCTTCCACTTGAGCGTCTTTGCGTGTAGTCGCTGTGCGTTGCCCATCTAAAATCGCTGTAAAAGTATCATCCGATGTTACATGAGCCGCTTTAGGTAAAGCACCTCTTTGACCGTAATCAAAATTCATTGGGAATGATTGAGCCTGTCCGGGTTCAAAAACGTAACCGCCACTGAAATCTTTTACATGCCTACTTAAAGTTCTTACCGTACGTGAAGGAAGCGCCGCTCCTAAATCACTCTCTTTAATACCCAACGCTTCTACTGTTTCTTTTCTAAACACTTCAAGATAGCGGGGCGATCTGATAACACCATCCACAGGTGGCATTAAAAGATCGTGCCATAAATGACGAATCTTATAAGGGATATATGAAAGAACACTATTTACTATTTCTTCCCAAGAAGCATTACCTTTAATAGCATCATCAAGATTGTTTTCTAATACACGCCTCACTCTTGGAGGTAACGCTTCCACAAACCAAAGTAATGACTGCATCGGAGTTTTAGGTTCAATTCCTGCAACAGCAGGTATATCTTCTGCTTTAGTGGCTGTTGTACTATCGTAAACAGTTAAACGAGTCACACCATTTTCTGTAACCTCATCGTAATCTCTAGATGCTCTTCGTGAAGCGTCACCTTTAGCTTTGTTGTAAGCAGATACTTCTGCAAGTTCTTCAGCGCCAGCGATTTCCGGTTTACCAAAGTTAGCTTGCGTGTCTATTTTCACCCCTGCTGACAATGACTGATTCATAGCATCAGCAGTTCCACCCTCCCATTTTAATCCAGCTTGCACTTCAGCTGGGTTAGTTTGTGGACCGATGTACTCGAATCGTAACTCTACTGCCCTTGGTCCACCATCTGGAAAATTAGGATCCCAACCTTTAATGTTGTCATCTAGTACAGAACCTTTCTTAACCCAGTTCTTCGATTTTTTCATTTCCTGCATGAATTTAGGACTTATAAGCATGTTGTCATTTTTAAGCAGTTGAGCGATTTCTTCACCCTGACGAGTTTCAGCGCCTGTTATACGAACCAAAACAGTTTGATCGCCTGATTTAATTGCGATTACTTGATTCAATAATGCTTCAGGAGGCCCTCCCTTTTCTGTCACCATTTTTCTGAAAGCGGCATATGGAAGATACGCAACTTTTAAAGGACTTTCCGCATTTCTACCAAGACCCTTAATTTTACTTAATATAAAACTACGTTTACCAATATCTAAAGTTTTGTCAGCTTCTTGAGTTTCAAACCCTTTACCACTATGAAACGCCCAAGTCTTATCAGCTAGTCCTCTCTCCCCTCCCTCAATCGGACGGCCTTCAAGCATTCTCTTATTTCTAATAGGACCAGCTTTAGCTGAAGCGGTTTTCCAAGATTCAGCTCCTTCATCTGGAATGTAATATTGCTCTACGTTCAAACCTAACCTGTTAGCCACCTGTTCTGCGTACTCATCCACGCCTCTAGCGCCACCCACACGAACAGTAGATCCCGGAGGCAACTGGGCTAAAGAATCATCTATCGCTTTTTTGATTCGTGCTTCGTCCTGTTCAGACACAGCACGAACCATTTTGCCTGTTGCTTTATCCTTTTTCCAAAACCTTTGCCCAGTAATCATCACAGTTATAGGCTCGGCTTCTTTAGCCGCCTGCAACGCCTGTTCTGTTATTTCAGCTCCCTCTGCTGGAATAATCCCACCCTTAGAAGCAGGCACATGCCGTGCGGGTATCTCCGCTCTGCCTATATGAAATTCTCTTTGTCCTTGAGTAGGTAATTGTGAGATCATCTCATTGATGATTGGAGCTAATCGAGCTTCGTCTTCAAGATTCACAAAATGATTTAATTCGTGCAATGCCGCTACAGCACCAGCATCTTCCGCATGTATCTCCGCAGATTGCGCTAAAGCCAAAGTGTAATCAGGGGACTGTCCGGGATTATTCTGAACTACTCTCAACTGGGTTGTTGAATAATCAATAGGAAGTTTCACTAACTGTGAAAGTGTCTGCCCGAAACCTGCATCACGCATAGCAGTATCTAAAGAATTCTTACTGAAATTAAGATACGTGTCATGTGTGTTTAATATGTCTTTAGCTACAGCATCCATCATCGTTGGATTGCTTAAGGCGTGTTGTATATTACCTATTCGTGCCTCAGCATCAGGATCTCTTCTTCTTAACCATCTCTCAGTTAAATCTTGTTTAGTTGGTATACCAAGATTCCTTGAAGTATCACCTATCCATCTACTGACATTGTTGCTAAAGCCATGCGCTCTTTGTTGTATAAACCGAGCCATCTTTGTTTTAGTGTTCATCTCACGTATTAATTTTGCTCGTTCAAATTCAAACGCCGCTAATCTAGTAGCGTCATCTTTAAAGCCCCAAGCGATACCACCCTCTGGCCCTTTAAGAACATTAGACAATGCTTTACGCGTAATAGCGTAGTCGCCTACACCAGCAATCTCATTCACAGAACGTATAAGCCTACCGAATGGTTTACCTATCAGAAGACGGTGATCCATGTCAGATAATTCGTCAATGTTCTTGACCATCTTGCGACCATACTCGTCCCAAACAATGACCTTGCCTGCCGCTGTTCTAGCCAATTTATTATTAACGTAACTTCCCGGACCTTCACGAAGCATCCATGAGAACAGCTCTTCTCCACCGTTACGCGCAACGTAACCTAACCGTAATAGAACTGCTGGTCGCCAAATTCTTCCCATCCATTTATCTATCCAAGGAATAGGTGTCATCCAACCAAATCTCTTGTACATGTTTATGTATTTAGCTACAGCCGCTAACTCTCTATAGTTAGGGATTACGTTCATTCGTGACATTTGCGCTAAGTTCATGTCGCTGACAAAAATACCTCTAGGTGCGCTCATGCCGAATATGCTTACACCGTCTTGTTTTAGAACATCGTAATGGTGGCTTCCGTGACGTATGAACCTATCAACGAATTGTGTTACGTCGTCACCTGCGTGTAGCAGGATACCTGATCGTCCAACAAAATCTAAAAGAAATTCGCTTGATACAATCCAACGTTCAGCTTCGTTACCTGTAATAAATTTACGTATATAACTGTTGATTTGCGCTCTTGGCATGTGGGCTAAAGAACCCATTTTTACAAGAGCTTTAAATTCTGAAATAGAAGTAAGCGCATCAACACGATCCAAGTGACCGGCTTTAGGCACATATGTGATTAAAGATCTTGCAAACTTCGCAGGATAATAGGCCATTGATGTGGCTGTCGCTAAACTAAATACTTTTAACTTTTCAGCTAATCCTACTTCCGCATTGAAACTTCCTTGAGGCGGTATGTTATCTGTATAATAATTTCTTGCGGCTCTCCACCAGCCTTTAGGAAGAACGTCACCTTTTTGAAGGTATCTAACCTTTCCTGTCTCATCAATTATGCGACCATCACCTTTGTAATAATTCAACAGGTCGCTAACTTCACCCTCATCCATAAGTCTTTTAAAGATTTCGCCTTCATCTAACATCTTTTGATGACGGCCAGTAATTAGAGTTACGTCCGCTTTTGATAAACCCATCATCATATTAGCCATTGAAGCTCGTTGATCTACGTCACGAATTTTAAGTAATGCACCCATATCAGCGTGACTAATTTCTTTTGATAACGTGAGAACCCCATTATCAATATCTTCCATTAATAATGCGACTGCGGTGTAATCTTGTTTTTCTAAATACTCGCCAGATAATCTAGCTATACCAGCAGTTATATCGTTATGACTGTTCTTACCGAAATCAACAGTCTGATCCATTAGAGTTTTAACTCGTTGCCAAGATGCGCCTCTGAAAGTTAAACGAGGAATAAATATTGCGTCAGGATCAACTCCACCCATCTTTGATGATAATGCTCTAGCACCTAAATCGTCTTTAAGAAAATTCCAAAATCCATCATATGTTGACAAGTCTTGTGGTTTTACTCTTTGTCCAGTAGCGGTTACCCAACCATCATCCAATCGGGCTTTCAAGTTGTATTCAATCATGTGTTGAAGCCCTTGTTCCATTCCCGGAATTAATCTAGTGAACTCTTCAAGCAAAGCATCTGCATCAACACTTGCTAGATCAGGGTGCCTCTTAAGTAATTCTTCTTCTACTTTCGCGTAGGTCGCATCTACACCCATCTCATCGCGAATAGCTATCCGAGCATCTTCTGTTCTATTAAGTTTGTCGAAAGTTTCATTGACTTTTCCAATAAACCTGTTCCTAGCATTAGCGTTCATTCTCACTAAAGGATTCAATAACCCAACTGCACGTAACCCTCTATGGCTTCTTGACCATTCACTCATCAATTCATCGTGCGTGTTGCTAAGTCTCGCCATTTCTGATCGAGGTAGTTTGCCTCCATGCTCACGAACTATTCTCGAATATTGTTCAGCTAAATCTATTGTCTTCCAAGCATCAGCATTACGTATACCCATCTTGGTTAGTTTCGCCGCAGAAAACGCTGGTCCAAGTAGCCATGTTGTCGGATCAAATACAATCCCTGTAGCTATTGTCCCAGTCGTACCTATCATTTTGCCGTACACACTGTCAGGTGCCGCGTCAGGTAAGAAAGGCAGATACTTGTTGAACATTCTTATAGAACCATTGAACGTATCTAATTTGTTTGATTGTAAAATAGCTAATGCTTCTTGACTGTCTTCTCTTGCTAAAGATTCATACCAATCCGAATGCAAATTGATTGCGTCTTCTATTGGTCTGCCACGCGCTTCCATTTCATCTGCGAAATATTCAGCGACCGCATCATTCCCTTGAGCTACATACATTCTTAATAGCTTTGTTCTATCAGGTCCCACTAATTCTATAGCGTCAGCAATAGTGTCTTTACTGTAGGAATCATTTTCTAAACGTGTGTTGTTCCATGCTTCTCTCCATTTAGGAGGTTTAAACATAGAGTTAGCACCAAGTTCTTCTAAGTACATTAAACTTCTAGTGAAGCGTTGCCCAGCTCTCCAACCCTTTTCAACCCCCTCCCAAAGAGATGAACCTACAAAACCTAAACCAGCGCCAACAGCTTTGATTGGAGCTAACGCCGCTTTTGGTAAAGCAAGAGGAGTACCCCAACTTCTGTCATCCAACCAGTTATCAAAAGGATTAAAAGGAATGTCCCAAGTTAAAGCTCGTTGCCACCAAGGGCGTTCATCTTGTTTTTTATCAGGCAACTCGTAACCAGCACTTAACATCATTTGTTGAGTTGTTGGTGGGAGATTAGCAAATTCAGAAGGCTGGAATGTTTTAGGAACTTTTTTAAAATTCTCTATCTGTTGCCTTAAATAGATTTGATCGTTAGCCGTGTAAAGAGTCTCAAGCTGTTTGTCTATAGATATGTTGCTACTAGCTAAATCAACTAGCCGAGTAGAAAGTTCCGGTCCTTGAATGAATCTACCGGCACCACTTCGCATAAGCGTAGCGTAATTCTCTCCATACATAATGGAGTTGAGATTGTCTTCTCGCCCCCAGTTTCGGTTACTTGATGTAACTGGGTTGAATCTAGAATTGACCATTACGTAAATGGTCTTTCAAATCATCTGCCGCCATTCTGACAGCAGGGTCAGGAACATGTTCCGCTAAATCACTTAAAAAAGCCGCGGCTCTCGTCTTGTTGCTAATAATAAATTGTTGAGGACGAGAACGCATGTTCGTACCTTGAGCTGTTAATGGCGTAATAGTATTAGGGAAACCCGATGCCGCTTCCACAGGATTCGCAGGAAGGTTTTGTTCAGGAACCGCACCTGTAGCACCAACAGTCGGATCAGACATATCCGGCATACCTATGTCTTTAATCAGTCCTTCATTAGTTTGAACTTCACCATAATCAGCGCCAGCCGCCATCGGTGTAGTTTTAACAGGAAGATTCTTTTTAGCTCTGACCATTAGCTAGTCCTTAATGCACTAGCTAACTCTTGTACTGCGCCCGGAGAAAATCCTTCTGTGGGTTGTTCAGCAGGGGCTTGTCCTAATCCTTGTGCGCCAGCCGCCATCCCCATCGCTTCTTCAGGTGCCATCATTTGACCCTCTTCAGGTGGAGGGGCTACCGCCGCTTGCTCCTCACGAATTTCACGGTCAGCTTGTTCGATCGCTTCAAAAATATCAAGCCCTTTCTTACGGTGCTTCTCTATTTTAGAAACATAAACAACTGGCAACTGTCCCGATAATGCTTGCTGTTGTATCGCCTGCATTACTGCTTCTTCCAAAAGTTCTTCATCTACCCTGCGACCTTCAGCTTCAGCATCTTCAATAAACGGATGCTTAGTACGGAAAGTTCTTAGACTAATACCCTTCATGCCAAGCAACTGGCCTAATTGAATTGTCGTTCCTTGAACATCTGCGCCGGGGACTGAGTACGAAACCACATTGTCATATGTCTCAAAATGTTCGTTTGGAGTAAATTCTACTTGACCCAAATCCCCAGCGTAACCAGTGAACATAGAGAATTTTTTACTACCGAAATAACCTTTATAAGAAGCGAATAGGCATTCGTTTAGATGAGGAAGATGAGCCTCCATAATCTCTTGCATTTCTTGGATACGCGGATCCAATGCCGCGCCCATAAGCGAGTCGATTCCTCTACCTGTACGTAACGCTCCGTAAGTTTCCCCACCAATTTGTGGGACGGTTCCTGTCGATACACGAGCATTTCTTTCCAATCTGTCGATGGCAATATTTGTACTCGGATCAGGGCTTGATCTTAATTCGCCTATTTCTTCTGCGTCGAGAAGTATGTTTACTTCTCCTTCACGACCGTCTTTCCATTCACCTCCGACGATCATAGGCACCTGACCCGATCGTCCTATTATATACCTATCAGGGAAGATAGCTTTTTCCTGTGCCATTATTTCCAACGCCATCATTTTTGACATAAGATCCACGATTCCTACAACATTTGATATTGAGGAAGCAATCTTATCTAAGCTGACTCGACCCGGAGTTATCACACAAGGCATACCAGCTTTGTTCGGTGCGCGTGACAATTCAATCTGTGTGCTGTGTCTAGAATATGTATTGTTCTCAAAGAAGTGATGGTATCTTGGCCCCATGATGCCGATGACTATATGTTCGTCATCTACCCATTCGCAAACATCCCATAGTTCTTGTCGTGATTTTTCATCAGAATTTACAGGTCCACCATTTTCTTCTCTGGAAGCAGGGTAATGCGCCCTTAACCAGTCGCCTGATTTGCCGTAAATAAACCCACAATTCCGTGGTGGATCTACGTCTTCGTATGCTTTCGGTTCTGGATATACACCCAAAGGATCACGTATATCAATACGTGGAAGCCCCTTATTAAAATCTGGTGTTACCACTAAACAAGATGTGGCATACCCAGCTAAATGCCTATAAGCGCGGCGCATTTTAATCTTATATTTAGATGAATACCATGTCGCAGACAACGCTCTTCTGCGAATATCAGCATACTCTCTTGACCTGATACCACGTTCTTTAGACTGATCTACAGCTGGGCATCCGATAAAAGGCATCACTGATGCGGCTCTTTGAGCTACAGCATCAATGTTTTCTGATATTAAAGCAGGGGTAAGAGGAGGTAGAACAGGTTCTTCATCCATTGATGGCAACGGTATGACATATTCACCGTTGTAACGCTCCTTTATTTCGAGCATTCGATCCAATAAAGGGCTTTGTGCGTCTTGTCGTTGTCGTATTATTGATACAATTTCATCAAATGTATACATTAATAAACCTTACTTGTAGACACACTTGACTTCCAAGGTAGTCCTTTATACCTGAATTGTGAAGAGTCAACACTATATGATTGCTTTCTTTGTCGCCATAATATCCATATGAACCAGAGCGCCATTACCTGATCCTGTCTCAGTCTAGTACCGCGTTGTAATGGTCGCCATGCTTTAAGCTGTCTAATCAATTCATCAGCCTGATGGCGTGTGGAAGGATCATCAGCATATGGGATCTCAATTTCTTGTCGCATAAACGATAAAGCCATAGAAGGAACACCAATATTTTCATCATATTTGTTTACACCTGTTAAATGTTCCCTTACACGGAACCCATATCGTTCCGTCATTTCAACTAATCTCTCATCACGAGATAACCCTTTTTGGAATACCATCGCTTCTATAACAACATCTGTTACAGATGAACCATTTTGTCCACATCTCAATACAGCTTCTTCAACTACTTGTAGTATCTGTTCATTACGTGTCAGCCCCACATCTTCACGAACGAAAAGAATCTTCAATTTGTCTTCATGTGGAGTAGCCGCAATCACACAGTTGTTAGAACCAAGAGCAGGGTCTAAACCGATATAAACACTACAATTCTTTGGTGGGTGATGATTCACGGAACGTAATGGATTTAAACATTTCTTTATAGATTCCTCATCAAAAGTAGCTTCAGCTGAAGAAGATGGTTGTTGCATATAGTTACGTGACCATGCCTCTTCCCCAACTTTACGACGAATCCTGTCAAGAGCTTCCATAGAGAACATCTCAGGCCACAAAGGTTCAGGCTCATCCTTCTCATTTTGTATAATGGCAGGGAATCTAATAACACTCAGAATGTCAGGATCTATCTCCCTCATTACCCTTTCATAGAAATCATCTTCACCTACACGAGTACCATTAATACTCGTTCGACCATTCTCACCCGGACGAGTAAGCCAGTCCTGACGGAAAATCTCGAACATCTGTTCTGTAAGATTCAACGAAACACGAGATTGAATATCATCAATGTGTAGATGATCGGTACGTGTACCAGCAATCTTCGATCGCCAACCTAAAGAAACCATAGAATAATCACGCTCATCGTGACGAGACTTCTTAAACACGTTAAAATAATCAGCACCCCACGCTTGAGCAGTTTTACGACCGCTCTGATTTTGAGGTACGAAAGGTCCATATTTAGCTACATATTTAGGGAAAGGTCCATGAGGTTCCATCCGGCTACGTATACGCCCAAGAATTTTGCGCGCCATGTCTTGGCCCTCAGATCCGACGGTGATCCTGAATTCGGGATTTGTCGCCAGTTTGTAGCAGAAGTAGTCCTCGGCCAACGTAGTTTTGCCGTGTTCTGGAGGCCAGAGAATCAGGGTAATGTTTCCGGGTGGTGTGTTTTCGTACGCTTCGATGGCTTTGATATGGAACCAAGGGGACATGTGGCCGAAATAATGACTTCTGAAACTTTGAAAAGTGCCGTCCCACTTCTCCATACCGCCGTCAGCGACCGCTTTAGCTCTGATGGAGTCCGCTTTCTCAGCGAAATCAGGTATGCGTTGTCTCCACTTATCGTAAGCGGATCGGGTGACACCAGCGATAGCACACGCCTTAGAGATAGTTCCATGCTCCGCGAGTCCTTCAAGGAACAATTCACGAGTCTTCTGTCCCCTGACTTTGCTGACGTTGCCGCCATGTTGTTCATGCGTAGTATTAGTCATGGCCCCTCTTGGGTTAAGAATGATCGAAAACTGACTTCTCTACCTCTATCGCAACAGTTTCGGTACCAACAACCCCGCTAGTCCCTTCAAACTTCACGGTATGTGTACCTACTTGATCTAAGGTCACATCAACATAGTACTTGCCTGTGCTTAATCTATTGATACTGGTTTCGAGATTCGTGGTGGTACCGTCAGGTTTCTTCTGATAGACATTGACTGATTCATAAATACCATCTGCCCAACTTCCATCTGAGTCTGTTGGATCAGTTAATACCGATGGGTCATTAGACCAGAAAGAACCTGTGACTCTGACCACATCTCCTTTGTCATATTTTGCCATTAAACACCTACTTCTATTGTTACGTTCTGAAGCTGTTTAACTTCTATAGTAATTTTTGGATTCGGATTAATAATATAGTACACATCGTCATGCGGTAGTGTCGATGATGCAGTTGTGTGATACGTAATAATATGCGTTATATCTGAAACAACAGTCTTACCAGTGAAGAGATGCAAACCACCTGATGTGTTACGCCCACGGTAATCGAACTCGTTTAATGGGTGAACTTCAGTAGAAAACGTAGGTTGATACGTCCACTCTCCAGCAGGAAGTTCAGAAGAACCAAAGTTGTATTCTCTACGATCTTGCCCAAGCCCAGTAAACGCATACGTATAAGTATCGTTTACATAGGTTATGCCAGATAAACCAGACGCTCCGGTAGTTAAACCTTTAAATGTTAAAGAAGTGTTAGTACCGTTATAGTTTTGATCTATCGTATAATCGGCGGTTCTGCTATACGCAGTCATTGTTATTCTTCTTCAACCCAAGAAGTTGATGCCTCATCCCAAGCGTAAGTGGTGCCAACATATAATCTCATTTTGCCATCATTCTCACCATCTACATATTCCCAAGTTCCGGGGTATGCGACAGGTGGCGACCAGCAACCTTGAGGGCGTTTAACCCCATCTTGCCAATGTGTCTGCCATGTGAATGAAGGAAAATCTTCCGGTTGTGGTGGTTGTTGCCACTCTCCAGCCTCTTCATTCCATATATATCCGGGTGTTTCAGCTACAGGAGCTTCCCAATAACCAGTAGTTTCATTCATAACCCATGAAGGAAACGGTTTAATATCATCTGGCATTTTGAAAATGTTTAATGAACTGTCATAAACATCGCCTTCTTGTGCGTAACGACCTCTAATATTATTATTGTACGAGCAACGAACCCATGTGCCGCCTTCAACAATATTTAGAGATTCAAGAAAAGCAATAGATTTAGGTTCATCATCCACACCATCCACTACAGCAATATCGTTGCTAAGAGGTGTTACAAACGTAACAATATTTTCACTATTCACATGTGCGTAATGAGCCACTTCTATCCTTCGATAAATTCTTCTACCGTCATATTAGACGACTCAGCGCTACTTTGGGAAGGTGCGTTTGCGAAAAATGAATAAAAGATAGAAACACAATACTTTGTGTCTACAGCTTTAAGAGTCTTGTGCATATGCGACCAACACGATGGGAAGGTCAAACACTTACCTGCTCTGGGTTTAATTGTTGCTTCTTGAATAGGGAAAATAGTTTCCCCTCCTTCTTCCACATCGTTTAAATAAACGATTTGTGAAATGTGCCTACCGCTAGCTATATCGTTAGCCCACGGAGCGGCATCAGCATGTAAAGCGTGATACCCTTGTCCTTCTTCATATTTTAACAGTGAATAGTTCTCAGCATAAAAATCAGGAGTTCCATGAACAGCTTCAGGACGATGTTTAATGTACTCGTCTAAACATGATTGAGCATATGTTAATAAAGGTTCATGTGTAGGTGGAGGGAAATTAGGATCAAACCAAAGAACTTTTGATTCTCTACTGTTCTTATCTTCAGTACCAGCAAGAACTTTAGCGGTATCCCACCTGCTTGATCTTTCAGCGTCTTCTATTAACGCTTCCAAAGTATGTAAACCTTCTAATTGCATATATGTTTGCATCAACAAAGGATCTATCCATACAATATCGCCTTCAATCATACAGGTTGCTCCCATCCTCGATGATACTTTGCATCAAATCTAAAATTAAAAGAAATACTATACCTCACAAAATCATCTTTACCTTCAGCACGAGGAGTGCCGTGACTCAACCAAGGAGGGAAAAGTAAAATTTTTCCCATTGTGGCTCGGTGCATCCATGAAACATTATAATAATCGAGCAACCAATCTTGATTCATCACACTGTTAGGTTGTTGAAATGATATTTCACATTCGTCTGCTCTAGCTTTAACATAATAAACGCCTGACAAATCACAATTACCGTGTGTGTGAAAGTGAACATAGTCACCTTCTTCTACTTTAGTAACCCAAGACTCCACCTCATATCCCCAAGGTTCCGAGTCTTCATCTCTTTTACCTATCTCAACTAAATATTGTTGAACATTCATATCAACTTCATTCGCTAAAAGAGGCATATCATCTAAAAGATTGTTTGAAAAAGCATTATCGTTTAATTTGTGTGTTTTACCCCATTTTTCTAGGTAATCAAAATTAAGCGAAGGAAGAAGCCCCTCAAATTCTTTAAGAACAGCTCTTTGGTCATTAATTTTATTCCAATACAAAGGAGTCGGGAAAAGCCACTCCATTGACGGTGCCATTTTTAATTTATTTTTTGGTGATTGTTCCAATTTCCCTCGGCATGTATGTAGCTACTAACACAATTCTTTCATCTCCGAAACCTGCTGGCGGTTCATGCCAGTGCATAGTTTCAAACCCTTCAAACGTAACGATCATATCTTCTTGAGGGGCAGGACAAGGCTCATTATCAACATAAGTTATTCCCCCATACCATGTATTTAAATAAATAAGCAGATTCCAATGAGGGAATTCGTGATCCCTGTGGACAATAGATCGTGACGCTTTAGAACATTGAGTCAAATTTATATTGATTCTAAAAATTTCAGCATCGAAACCATTCTCGTTAGCGATCTGTTGTAGAACAGTGTGAGCTAAATCTTTTTTCGGAGATTCATACTTTGCAAGAGCAGAATCAGGATCGAAATGCTGTTCTAAAGCCGGTCTGTTCTGCAAAGTATGACTATAAAGAGTTAAATCATTATAAGGCATCCATTCTTCGTCATACTTCGCTGTGAAAGTTTGCCTCGAAAAGAGACAATCGTTTGAAAGAGCAAAGGCTTTCAATTCATGGTATTCCTCAGTATGAGGGTTAAAGAGTAGCTCATGCTTAGGATCTGAAAAAACAGTTTCAGGATCTCTTTTTTGTTTCAAACCAGACTCGTCGTGACCTATCAAAAGTTTGTCAGTATCAGCGCGGTTATTATCCCTCACTTCAAACATGTTTTTACTATACCAGCTTTAGTAGGTGATATCCCATCTTATAATACAACAACCGCTACCACCAAAATAACTTGTAGGACCACCACCGCTACCTGCACCTGTGCCTGAACTACCGCTTCCTGAATAAGCTCCAGCCGCCGGTGATTGTGTTGGAGATATCCAACCCGGAGTGAAATAGCCACCGCCGCCACCTGAGAAATATTCGTAACCATCACCACTGGGGCCATTACTGTCACGGAAAGAAGTGTATTGTATACCTTGACCACCCCAACCTTGAGTGGCTCCTGCCATGTACGTACCATAATAGAGACAAGGATAGCCAGTAG